GCCAATAGGTCCGTAGTGATTCTGGCGTATACGCATGGTTGAAATGATTACTCATATCCTCCGCCCACTTCGTCCATTGCTTTCGGCTGGAATTATTCGCCAAGTCTGCCAGATACTGATGTTCCTGCTTTGTCCACTCTGCCAAGCTGTCACCTCCTGAAATTATGTACAAAAAAAGCACCCACATGAGTGAGTGCCTTTTAGCAAATAGCCAGCGATATGAATAGGTTATCTATGAATGTGAGTTCTCTTCGCTGCTATTTCTATATTACTACAATAACACCTACTTTAGTTGTTTAACATGGCTTAAACTAGCTTGTTTGAACTCTTTCAGCGCCTTTCCATGCAATCGGTGTATCCAGCTTAATTCATATCCGAGTATTTCCGCTATTTCTTCGAACGTCTTAAGGTTTATGTACTTCTCCCTAAGAATGATTCGGCTCACGCGGTCGTCCATTAAGTCGATTTCATTAGACACCCTCACTTTCGTGTCCACGAGTTTATCAATCTTCAAGTTGATTTCTTCCGCCTGCTCAATCATCTTCATGTACCGTTCATCGAATGCGCCTTGTCTCGTCTCCTGTATGACTTCCGATTTAATCGTTGACGTCTTGAGTGCTATCGTCTGCCTAAGTTGGTCGAGTTCGCTCTGTCGCGATCGGATATCACTGTCAATATGCCTAATTTTGCTTAGGTAGTCTTTTGGGTTAAAATCTGCCAATGGTTAGCCTCCTTTAAAACAAGCTCAGTTGTGCCTTGGGTTCTTTGAAGTAGACTTCTTTTGTCCGTCTATCCCTATCCCATACGGCGGGTCCACAATCGCTAGATCAAAATACTTATCCGGTATTTCTTTCATGCCTTCCATACAGTCCATGTTGTAAAGTTTATTCAGTTCTATTGTCATTGATTGCCTCCTCAATATCGTCCTTCAACTGCTTCAACTTCCTCACGGTTTCTTTATGCCCACGCTGCTCGTAGGTGCGAATGTAGTCTTTCACTATTTTTATTGCGATGTCGTAATCGGTCATTCGTCTGGCCCTCCCCAATCATAATCATCCACATTCAGCACATACCAGAACTTAAACCGATACTTCCGTTTGAGTCGGTCAACTGGTCGCATGCTCTTACATAGATACCGCCGTTTTAATCTGCCTGTCCATCTGTTTTGTACGTCGACTGTAATCATTCTTCCAGCTCCTCCGCTCTCTCAAGTAACGTCACACTGCCTATCATTTCCATATCGTCATATACTTCAAAAAACGCTGTCGGTTTATCAATCGCCTTTAGTATCGCTTTCTTCCTCCGATTTAACACACGCTCAATTTTGTCAAACGTTTTATCCGAATGGTTCAAGTCAAACGAATCGTCATACGGTTCAGTGGCAAACGTGACTGAATCATCATCAACTCTGACCACTTGTGGTGATTTCAGTATATTATTCCTGCCATCCTTTAAATTTCCACCCAGCAATTCGTGCAAGGTCATGCCTAGCATATTCATTCCGCTTCACGTTCCTATTTTTTTATTTGGCTCTCAACCATACTTTTACAGTTGTAGCAGACAGAATTTGGTTGATGTACGTTATCGCTCTTCCAAATTTCCCATCCATTCTTTTTCATAAATAGTTCCATGTCCGTTTGACTATTTTTTTCAACGGTAAACAAGCATCCACAAATATTACATTCTGCTGTATAAATCCTATTTTCTTCATACCGTATCGTCATTCCGCTTCACGCTCCAATCCCCACTCTGCAAATGCTTTTAAAATTTCAAGTTGCTCTACCTTACTTAAATTTTCAGCTTTAGTCATTCTTCCACCACTTCTAAATCTTCCCAATTACACAAAATGGAGGTCGTCCACAAAGCGCCCATGCCCTCAACCTTCACATGTTCATCTAAGATTTGAACCCTCAACGCTCCAAATTGTTCCCCCATCAATTTAACCTTTTTGCCCGTGTGAGAAGGGTGTTCAACACCGATGTATTTGTATGACTTCATTCTTCCACCTCTTTCAATGCCTCTAATTTTTTTAGTTTTTCACGAGTGCTATTTAACGCACTTTGCAAAGCCTTATTTTGATTTCTAAGCCTCTCGTTGTGGCGTTCAACCGTATCAATAGCAGCTTGTTGATTCAAAGCTCTGCGTTTCCAATACTTGACATCTTTACTCATTCTTCCTCGCCTTCCTTATCCCATCTTATTTCCGTTATATCCTCTGCGATTATGTTTGAGTCCTTTTCTTGCTTTCTCAACTTTCATTCGTTCGGCCAATAACTCAATCGTTCCGACTCCAATGTATCTCGGTCTCTCTTGCAAACTGGTATATCCAGCAATGCCAAGCGAATAGTCGTAATAGTCATAGTTGCCTGCGAATCTTTCGTCGTTGCATTTGTAAAAATAGTAAACTTTCATCAAATCAGCTCTTTCACATCGTCATCTGTAAGCACATCAATTCCAGTTATCTGCTTAAATTTTTGCGGGTCAAAATTTGGAATCGATAGTACACTCGCTTTATCCACCACGCTTAAATCTTGCCACTTTTCTTGTAAATGTTCTTCCAATGTTTGCGGATTCTGCTTTAAGTATCCTTCTAACGCTTTATGCTCTGGGTGTGCTTCTTTTTCCTCATCAGTCATTTTGTGCTCGCTAATCCATTCTGTTGGATTATACGAATACGTTAGGTTGTTTAATACTTTCACTCCATCAAGTTGTCGAACTTCTAATTGTGTGAGTCCGGAATCTTTGTCGAAAATTTTAACTGCATGTTCTTCTGTGTTGAAAATTCCATTATTGCCATTGGAACTGTTCCAGTCTCCGCTGTTCCAGTCTCCGCTGTTCCAGTCTCCGCTGTTGCTGTCTCCGCTGTTGCTGTGTCCGCTGTTGTGGTGTCCGCTGTTGCTGTCTCCGCTGTTGTAGTATCCGCTGTTTCTGTCTCCGCTGTTGCTGTTTCCGCTGTTCCAGTTTCCGCTGTTGCTGTGTCCAGTATTATGCGAACCGATATTCGCTTCTTTGAGCACCTCTTCCCAAGTTAGCTCACGTAGGATTTTGATTTTATTCGTAGCTACCTTACTATCGTTTGTTTCTGTGTCAATGTCTCCGAGCGCTTCTACTTCCGCTACTTTGTTATCTGGATTAAAACTATAGTAGTTAAAGCAATCTACTAACTTTAAGCAAAAATGAAATCCGCTACGGCATACTTTTAACGGTTCGTCCATTTCGTATGTTTTGCCTACTTCATACTGAAATCCTCTGCAAACCCAGTCACTATTGAATACTTTGAACCCGATTAATTTTGTCATGTTGTTTTCTCCTCTATTTTGACACTGTGAGCCTTTTTTTGTACGTTTGAATATAAATACTCATGAAACGATAAAAACGAGCTGTAAAGTGCCTTTATTTGCTTCTGGTGACGTTCTACATCAATTGTTTAATCTCTACTCGTTCAAACGACTTGTCAATTTCGAATTTGTCAATCCAATTTCCGATGTGTTGCCAATTATCATTTGCAATCAATCCAGCGCTTTGCATACCATCAAATATAAACTTTCGTTGAAAACTGACGTTATCTTTGTCGGTTCGTTTGTCTTTGCAGTACCAGACAAACTCAAAGTTTGCTGGCAACTCTTTCAGCTGAAATCCCTCTCTCATCGCTTTGAGAACATACATCTTGCAAAAGTCTGTTGCTTTCTTCTTGCTCTTTGCTCCCGCATGATAGTGAGTACGATTAGCGTTTGTGTATTGGTTCAATGTCATGAGCGGCAACGGGATAATGATTTTATCGGTCATTTCTACTCCCCCAAAGCTTCTTTTACGATTTCTTTTGGAATTACGGTTGGTTTTTGTAAGTTTTCGTTTGTTTGGTACCATGCATCTTTTTCTATAGCTTTTAAATCAACATCTGAAGCCCATTCTTCAAAAGTTTCCGATTCTTCTGCAAAAGCTTTGTAGTCGACCAACAATTCTTCCATCAACTCGTCTCCAGTAAAAACCATTGGCATTTCGTGGTAATGACTAGCTTTATATAACAAATCAACTAATTTGATTCTAATAAAATCCTTTTCCATTCTGATTGCTCCTTAAATGTAATATCCTTTTTCTCGGTGCCATAAACTACTATTGCACTTGGGAAAGTTGCGGGATCGCCTGACACTCCTTGAATTTCAAATTTAAGTCTCCCTCTTAAAAAAGTGATTTCTGCTTTCCCAAAAATATATTCGTGCCAATACGATGTATCTACGCGAGCGGGTATAAGCAAACAAACGAGTTCGTTGTACGGCTGTTGACTTTCTTCGTACGCCTTTTTAGCCCATTTCCCTACGCTACGATTATAGGGTGGGTTACAGAACGTTCTGCCCCCCCATTTTTGTATTAAAGCATCTTCTTTTTTTGTATAATAGTTAGGCAGTTTTGCGTTTTCGTGACTCGCGCAAGCATCTAACGTAAAGTTATATTTGTTGTGCAATGCATCAAACAAAAATTGTGGCGTTTCCCAATCGTCTTTTTTGCTTGACGCTTGAATTTCTGTCCAAAATTTCTTATTTTCTGTCATGTGTCAACCGCTCCATTCCTTCTCTGTCCACGACTTCGCTTGGTAATGCGTTCTGTTGGCGTTTGTGTATTGGTTTAATGTCATGAGTGGAAGCGGGATGATGATTTTATTTGACATACATCTTCCCTCGCTTCGCTGCTTCGTCTTTCAGCTTTTTCTGAAATCTTTCCGCCATACGATACGCTTTATTTAATTCCTCGCCACTCAACTGCGATACATCTATTTGTTCAAACAGTTTGAAAGGCGTTAGCGGATCTAGCACGACTCTTGCTTCGATTTGTTGGCTCATATCTTAGGCAACTCCAATCCATGTTTCGTGTATTCTCGTCTGAGATACTCTTCGAATTCTGGTTCAAATCCTGCTGCAATTTCTGCATAAGACAATGCATTTAACATGTGTTTGATACGTCTCTCGTGGTGCATTTTTACCCAGCTTGTCATTTTCTCGTCCCACAAAATGCCAGGAAACAATTCAACCATCTTTGAACGCTTGCGATTCCACTTTGCTATCTCTTGCGCTTCCTTTTTGGCATCTTTCAACTCCAGCAACGACAAAATGTTGTGCGGTGGCAACCCATCGCTTTTACATGTTTCAAGATATTCTTGATAACTTAGAATCATTGTTATTCCACTTCCTCGAAATGCATGCTTGCACCGTGAAACTGATACATAAGCGTGCCTGTGCGTCCTTCACGGTTCTTGGCAATGTGTAAATACCGTTTACTTTCTTCTTCATCGTCCTTGTACAGGAATCCGACTACGTTGCTATCTTGTTCAACTGATCCAGATTCTCGTAAATCAGAGAGTACAGGCTTGTTTCCGCCACGTGATTCCACTGCACGATTTAACTGACTGAACAACACAATCGGAATATTTAGCTCGTTCGTCAGCAATTTCATTTCTCGTGTGATTTCAGAGACTTGCACATGCCTAGGGGCTTCTTTGTTTTCTGCATCAATCAAACCGAGATAGTCAATGACCGCTACATATCCGTTCTTTGCTTCGTGTTGATTTCGCCGAATCATGCGAGAAATACTGCTCAACGTAAATTGCTTATCGTGTATTCTTAAGCCAGTACGTCGAATATAATCAAGCTTCCTACGCACTCTGTTCTTTTCTTCGTCGCTCATCCGCAAGCTTGGATTTCGGAATTTGTAAGTGTTGACGTCTGTCATTTCAGAAATGAATCGCTCTAGCATTTGGCGCTTCGTCATTTCCAACGTGAAGAAGTCAATATGCATGTCCTGATTGCGTTTCATTGCTTGAATGGCTAAGTTAACACCATACGCTGTTTTACCAACGGAAGGACGTGCCCCGATTGTCAGTAATACACCGCCATGAAGTCCGCCGCCCAGAATCTTGTCAAGCTTCGAGAAAGTCTTAATCCCTTGTTCTTCCTCGTTTTCTAATCGGTATTCAATTTCCTGTTTTGGTAACAATAAATTCCCGTCATCATCAACCGTTCCTAGCTCTTCGACTTCTCTTAGTCGATCTTTTAAAGCTAACTGATTCTTGTTGGTCGGATTCTCTGCATAAGCTTTTGTAGCTTCTTGCAAACGGTGGTTCAAGTAGACGTTTCGTAGAACTTCAAGGGATTTATCAAAGTTCTGTACCTCAAATCCTGAGTAGCTTAACGATTTGATTTCTGATTCTGTCAAGTTGGTTTTGTGTGCCAATTCTGAAAAGTCTTCAAAGTTCCCTCGAATCTTAATCAGCGTAGTAGCAAGCACTACATAAATCGGGTTGAAGAACCATGCTGAATTGATTTCGTGCAGATTGACAAGCGTAGGTTCTTGCAATAACTTCCCAATGATTTTTCTTTCAAGCTCTTCTTGCGTGTCTAAAACGTGTAGTTCTGGATTCATAGATTGTCTAACTCCTCTTCCCAAGAAAGGTCAGGTTTACCCTCTTCCGTTTTCATTTCTTGAGATTGCTCTCGTTGTTTTTCGTGCGCTTCTACTTGGGACACCCTTGTAATCTTCTTACTGAGCCAATTCAACAAGATTTTGTGTGTATAAGCCCATTTCAAAACATTGTTTTCAGCGGATTTTTTCAAAGCTAAACAAATTAGCTGATCTGCCTCTTGCTCTGTGGCTCCTAACTGTATAAAATCTTCTAGCCAATTATTTATGTGTCCAATGATTGTTCCGTTAAGCAAGCCAAAACCATTTTGCTCGTAGACAGTAAATGCATTCGGTTTTTTAGTGGCAACCTCACGCGCGTTGTTGTTGTTATATTCAGTTCTAGTAATATTCTCTTTGACAGTTTGATCAATAGGGGTATCTACAGTTCTGTCAATAGGGGTATTGATATTTGATTCAGCTTCTTTCACTTGCGCCAAATAAATTTCCCTTCTCTCAATCTGTTTTGTTCCCTTTTTGTAAATAAGTTTTGTATGGATGTACTTCTTTTTTTCTAGATTTGAAATGTACCTAGAGATCGTTTGAGGAGAAACTTCGTAAAGGTCTGCAAAGTATTTATTTCTAGCCCAACACATCCCGTATTGATTTGCTAAAGCTGAAATCTCTCCGTACAGCAGTCGTTCAATCGGCTTAAGCTCTTTGTCGTACCTCACGTTTGCTGGTATGACAGCATAATAGCTAGGTTGTGGCTTCAATTTTTTCCCCTCATTTCTCTTATCTTCTTCTCTTGCATTTCAATCGTCTGCATTAATACATTTTTAACTTTGTAATCTTTCTCAATCACTTGATTGCATTCTTCAATCTCGAAATTCTTCTGTTCGATTTCTGTTTCTTTTGCTGCTAACTGCATTTTTAAATAGCGTATTTCTTGTTCGTAAGAAGCGATTGGTCTAGTCATCTCCATGTCCTGATTGTGCATCACAGCGACTCGCCCTTTATCTTCCCGTATCACAATTTGTTCAGACTTAATCAAAGTCATATGCTTTCTTCCTTTCTAAGACTTAGAACGGCAGGTCATCATCTGAAATGTCAATGCTGTCATCGTTCTTTTCGAATGGATCATCATTGAAATTTGGATTGTTATATTTTTTCTGATTGCTTGATGTGTTCTCTTGCTTACTTTTATCCGTTTCGATCAATTGAACGTTCTCTGATACCACTTCTGTTACATAGACTGTGTTTCCTTCGTTGTTCTGATAGCTTCTTGTCTGGACTCTTCCTGTTATCCCGACCATTGCACCTTTGTGAGCGTAATTCGCTAGTATTTCAGCGGTTTTTCTCCATGCAACACAGTTAATAAAATCGGTCTCTCTTTCCCCTTGTGCATTTTTGAAATTTCTATCTACCGCCATCGTGAAACTTGCTACCGCTAGACCACTTCCTGTATATCGTAGTTCTACATCTTTTGTTAAACGTCCAACTAAAGTTACTGAATTAATAGCCATTTCTTTCATTCCTCTCTTATGTGATGTCTTCTCCTTTGAGCCCTATCTTTTTTAAGTCTTCTACTTTTAATTTGATTCCATAAACATGGAACGTCTCAAATACTTCTTTTTCTCCTTGTTCATGTACTCTGTTATGCCAGAATCTATTGAGTGGTATAAGTTCTAATTTTGCATGATTGACTGTGTTTCTGTCTCGACCCATACCGACTCTTGAACCAGTAACATGATGAATGTCTGCGTTTGGCTCTCCTGTAATGCAACATACTCGGTTAACTAAACAAGCGTAAATATACCGGTCTATGTCCTCTGTGAGCTTATGAGGATGTGCATGAAGGTGTATTCCGTTTTCTATACAAAACTCTATGAGAAACGATATAAAGTCCCTTGCAACGGACATGCTACAGTTTGATAAACTGAACCAATCACTAACAATTCCTTTTTTGAAAAACAGCAATTTCATTTCGTCTTTTATAAATTGGATATCGTAATACCCAAAATGGTTAGATATATCGTTTAAAATCGCATAAGCTTTCTTACGTTGATCCGCGGAGATAAATCGTTTATCATCAAATTGAATCCCTGCTGTTGGAACGCCACCGTCGGACAACTCACTTAATCGAGTAAAGTTAAATTCATCAATGTCTTTAATTTTGAAAGTTAACTCATCCCCATCTTTTTCTTTAAGTTGTCCGATCAGTGTTTCCATCTAAATCAACTCGCTTTCTTTTTCTTCGTTGTCTCAATCCATTTTTTCGTTTTGTTAATAGCTCCATCGATTGCGTTTCTAGTTGATTTCTCAAAAGCATCAACTTCCAATGTTCCCAACAGGCTTCTCATTGCTTTCTTACCAGCGTCTTCGCTATCCGAAATTGCATCTAGTTCTTTAAGCAAGTTCCCCAATTCTTCTAATTGTTCTTTTGTTGGCTTAGGTTCTGGTTTATTCGCATTAACTCTTTCTTGGAATGAATCAGGATCATCTTTATCCGTTGCGATATTAAAGAATTTAAGCAAGAAATACTTTTCGCCATACGTTAATGCTTTGCCGACTCCTTTTTCTCCTGCTAGATCCATTCCCTGTGCATACCAATCAATTTCTATTTTTTCTTCTGGTTTTTCGGTATTTAACCAAGTCATTTGCATGGTTAATTCTGTGAATATTTGCAATGTGCCTGTTTTCGTCTCATATTCTTTCACTGAGGCATTTTTAATGCTTGGCAATAGGATTAGACCTTGTTCGTTCATATGTTGCCTAACGACTGCTAAAACGTCGCTTGAGCCAACGTATTGATATTGTTTTCCTTGTTGCCCTTTTTGGATATAACCGACTTGCTTATGGATTTCATTAAGCTTTTGGTAGATATTCATTTGATACTCAACCCCTTATTTTCAGTAAGTTCTGCCCATTCAACTTTTTCTCCTTCGTCCTCATAACGTTTCAAGATCTTGTATAATTTATTTTTATCTGGTTTCGCTTCAATGATTTTTGCTTCTGTCCAACAATCTTCTGGAATCTTAGACTCGTCTTTAATAACTACTGAGCCTTTATACTTACGAATAGAAAAGCTAAAGGCTTCCGTTTCAAATTTTGTTTTACCAATTCGCTCCATCTCTTCTTGAAGCGTTTGTTTCATGCGATCAATATTCTTTTTCGTTTTTTCTTTTTTCTCTTTAAACTCTTTTTCAAATCTTTCGAATCCTTCTACTTTATTCTCAAGTTCTGCAATGATTCTTGCGTATCCATCGGCTTTGCTTTCTATTTCGTCATCTAGTTCTGCCAACGCTTCATTTAGCTGTTCCTCATCTAACATTTCAGCAATCTCTAAAATGTTTTGGTAACGTTCAGATATTTCAAACAAAGTTGCCATATTTGTGTTTCTCCTTTATAATTCAAGTAGGTTATTTTTTAGTCGCTGTTCCCTCAGCGGCTATTTTTATGCCTCTTCAACAAACGTCACATCTAATTCATTAAAGTCTTTATCCACGACTTTGTAAGGCGTCTGTCCATTTCTCATCTCATACCTTGCGTATTTGATAGCTTCTTGCTCGTCTGTCGCTGTGACGGTTGTTTGCACCATGACAGGAATCCATCCGCAAACGATATATTCTTTTTCAACTTCATCATCTTGGTCTGGGTGGGGCATTGCTGTATCAATGATTCGATTGTCTTCCATCTTCTTTCAATCCTTTCTTGATAGCTTTCAAGTAAATTTCCTTTCTGTTCCAGTCGATTTGGATAACTTTGTCTAGTTGTTCAAGTATTCGTTCAGCTGTTTCATCAGTATTCATTGTCTTTCTCCTTTCAAAACGCTGTATCCAATCAAGTATATTGGCAAGATGAATACTTCGCCGCCCCACGTTGCTTCATAACCCCTTAAAACTCTCTGTGCGACTGCGTACTCGTGTGCGTATATTGTTAGTACCAAACACAGCAAAGTCGCTGTAAGGTGCCATATATGCGTCTGTGCGTATCGTTCAATTCGTTTAACCATTTGCATCACCTCGAATACCATTTTTTTCTACCACCGGATGCATGCGAACGATAAGTCCTTCCTTCTCACGTTCCAGCAGCTCGTATTTCATAGGCTAACTCCTCTCTCGTCTGATTGATTCGCCTTAGCACTCTTTCATGTATATGAGAAGGGCACCGAACCGGAGGGTTCAGTTTTCCGTCTTTCAACTTGTGAACGGTGCCGTCTTGAGTGAAAATATTGACTTGCATGGTACTTCTCCTTTCTGTTTGGTCTACTCCTCTGTGGTACATAGGGAGTGTTTACTAGGCGTACTGTTATAAATCGTTGTGCTGATTTTAATAGGTAAGTCATACTTATCTTGCACGCCCATAAGGTTCACAACTTCCTCTAACACTTTCTGTCTGTCCTGTAACATTTGTGGTGTCATTTCCGCTTTCTTCAACATCTTGTCATAACCGTAAGCTAATGAGATTGCTTTGTTTGCTATCGTATTCGCTTTAATAAAGTTGACTCTTACAGGATTCTTTAAAGCGTGACTTAAATAGCTCATAGCTTCTTTTTGATGTTCTTTATCCAGCATTCGAAAGACTTGGAAACCTTCTAACCCTGTTTGTTCTCGTAAGGACTTGATGACTTTGAAGACCCATTCTCTAAAAGCAACTGCTTCCTGTTTATTACTTCTAAAAATCGCTTCATAAATCCCAAATTCATTCACAATAGAAGTTTCTTGCTTTCTTCCTAGACTATCTTTGATGGGGTGCTTTTTAAGTACCTCATCTTTAAGACGCTGATTTAATTTCTTTGTTTGGAGATTTAGTGCCTTAGCAATATCAGACAATACTGCCCACCATTCTCCATCAATAGAAACAAATCGTATGTCGTGACCGTTCCAGTTTTCTGTTTTCATGGTGTGACCTCCTTTTTTTTAGGTTAGTATGATTTAAAATCATATATAGTGCAAAAAAATTATACTGTTTCTTTTTCTTCATGCTTAACACCCAACAAATCATCAACTGATACATTAAAGTATTTTGCAACTTTAATTAAACTTGCAGATGACATACCAAGCTGATTTTTTTCCCATCTGCTCACAGTTGCTTGATCTGTTCCGAGTTCACGAGCTAGTTCTCCTTGTGACATGTCGCCGTGTCTGATACGCAATTCTTTGATTCTCAACATGTATATCGCCTCCCTTTCTTTTAGCTTGATTACATCTTACCATATGATTTAAAATCATGTCAAGGGAAATATGAAATAAAATCATATAATTATTTTTTATGACTTTTACACAATATTTTATTGATTTTAAATCATATATAATATATAATGTAGTTAGTTGAGAAAGGAGTAATTAAATGTGCGATATTGGACAGAGGATAAAACACTTGAGAAATTCACATGATTTGAGTCAAACACAATTGGCTGAATTGCTCGGTTACAAAAATTACACAACTGTCACTAAATGGGAAAAAGGCGAGAACTTACCTCGTGGGAAAGAATTGAAAATGATGGCGGAGTATTTTAAAGTTTCTACTGATTATATATTAGGTTTAACAAATGATATATTGCCTAATAAAGAAGAAAATGATTTACTCTCCATCTACACCCAACTAGAACCGCCTAGACAGAAGAAAGTCTACTCTTACGCTGAAAAAGAACTGGAAGATCAGAATAAAGTCGTTTCGTTCCCAGTTTATGGTAAAACAGCCGCTGGCACTGACCCTGTTACATATGGTGACCCTGATGTTGAACATCAAGACTTTTCAAATGTACCGGCAGGTGCAGACATTGCGCTGAATGTAACGGGAGATAGTATGGAACCTCTTATATCTGATGGGTCGATTGTATTCTATAAGAGTCAGCCGACTGTTGAGAATGGCGAAATAGCTATCGTAGAGATCGAAGGAGATGGCGTCACATGTAAGAGAGTCAAGTTTGACTATGAGAATGAAAAAATCATCCTCCAGTCAGAGAATGATAAGTATGAAGATATGGTGTTTGATAATAATCAGATACGTATTCTAGGGAAAGTATTACTATAAAAAAGCCCACTCCTCAATAGCTGGGGAGTGAGCCTTTATCGTTAAAAATAGTATATCACATAAGGAGGAAAAGAACATGAGTAAATATAGACTAATGACCGCATTGACAGTAAGCGCACTATTTTTAGGTGCTTGCGAGGAAACGGACACTGCTGAAGATGAAGTGACAGAAGCAGATATTGCAACTGAAGTTGAAGAAGTTGATGAAGATGTTGACGAAAGTGCTGATGATGAAGAAGAGACAGATGTTGAAGAAGTGGATACGACTGAAGAGAGCGGCATTTCTTTTGATGGCACTACTATTACGACAAACGATGTTACTATCGAAATCACTGATTATAAAGTGTTGGCTCCTGGAGAAGGGAACAACTATACTGAGGAACACTTACTTGCATTCTGGTACGATACGACTGTACATGAAGACGTAACTGACAATGAATATGATCCTATGATTTGGATTATGATTATGAGTGCTGTACAAGATAATGACCCGAATGTAGTTAATGAACTGAATGTGGGCGTCTTACCTGACGAAGCGCACCTAGATACACAAATGCAAACGATTAAACCTGGCGGTACATTATCCAGTTCAGTTTCTTATGAGCTGACTGATTTAGAAACTCCAGTAGAATTAATCCTTGAAAATATAGCAACCGGTGAAGTTTACGGTTCTCACACATATGAAATAAATTAATCCAATAAAAAAAACACACCTTCCCCACTCGCCAAAGTAGAAAGGTGTGTTTGCTACAATAAACCACAATAGGCATGGCTTATTTGTTATGCCTTATTATATCACAGATAAGGAGTATTTCACATGAAAAAAGTAGCTTTATATTCAAGAGTTAGTACTTTAGAACAAAAGAATGAAGGACACTCACTAGAAGCACAAAAGAACGCTTTAGAAAATTACGCAACGGCGATGGGTTATACTGTCGTTGGACATTACAGTGACGGTGGTTTTTCTGGTAGCAATTTAAATCGACCATCTATGAATGAGTTGATGCTTGATATTGAGAATAACAAAATTGATATGGTTATAGTTTACAAACTGGATCGATTAAGCAGAAGTCAGAAAGATACGCTTTACTTGATTGAAGATGTATTTTTAGAAAACAATGTAGACTTTATGAGTTTACAAGAAAGTATTGATACTTCTACGCCATTCGGTAAAGCAATGATCGGAATCTTATCAGTGTTCGCACAACTTGAACTCGCAAATATCACAGAACGAATGAAAACAGGAAGGCATGAACGTGTTCGTAAAGGATTTTGGAATGCGCACGTCAACGTTCCACTTGGCTACGATTACAAAGATAACATGCTCATACAAAATGAATATGCTCCACTCATAAAAGAAATATTTGATCGATTCATTAACGGAGAGAGCGCTTATGCAATATATAAAGACTGTTATTCTCGGTATCCTGATAAAATCTACGGGAATAATATGATTACTCGTATTATAGATAATAAGATTTATACAGGAAAAGTAAATTATAATGAGCATTGGTATGAAGGTCTACATGAAGGTATTGTAGATGACGAAACATTTGAGACTGCTCAAACAATTAGAAAATCATTGTCAGACAAATTTAAAGTAGATAGAACCAAAAGAAGCGCTTTGTTGGCGAGAAAGATTGCTTGCGGAAAATGTGGGGAATCTATGAGTATGTTTAAGCATTGGTACTCACGAAAAGGAGTCAGCGCAGAATATGGATATTATCGGTGCAATTCTAAAATGAATCGAACGAAGAAACATAAACAAATCAATTGCGACCAGAAAAACCATCGAACTGATAGCCTTCACGAAATAATTATTGATACAATTAATGGATTGGATTATGAAGAAGCAAAGAGAAATGTGATAAAAAAAAGCGAGGCTCCAGATACTACCGTAAGATTAGAACAGCTTCAAAAACAAGAAAAGAAATTAATTGATCTATATCAATTTGACAGTATTGACAAAGCAGAACTTGAAAAACGGTTAAAAGATATAAACCAAGAAAAGAAACAATTGAACGTTGTAAAGAATTCTAAAAATGAAACAAAAATTATTGAAATGCTAAATTCCGTAAAAGGTAAAAACATGTATGATATGACCTTTGAAGAACAATGTGCTTTAGTTGATACTTTAATAGATAGAATCATAGTTAAAGATGATAATGTAGATATTCATTTTTCTTTTTAGTACACTTAAACATCTATTAAAATAGTAGTTTAAGTCATACAAAAAACAAAGACGCCCCTGTGAAAAGGGCGTCCTCTTTACAAAACACTATTCTGCTTTTTAAAATACTTCAACAAATACTTGGCGTCCACTACATCGTAATTATCATCTTTATGATCTGGTTCGCCTTCTACGCTATCTTCATGGAAATCATAGTCTGTATAGACTTTAACTCCTTCTTTTCTCTTATAGTAGGCATACGCCTTAAAGTTTCCAAATTCTTTTATATCAGCTTCAAGCTCGGAAATTAAATCCGAGCATTCATAGCTGACTAACAACCCATCTTCATTTGTTAGTGCCATTATTGATTCTCCTTTGCCCATTGTTTGACGATTTCTTTTTTATCTCTTTGACCCTTATTATTGCACGATCTATATACTTCTTTATCCCAAATATGAAGCACCATTGTGGGCGATTCAAGCGCGTAGAAGCTTTTAGAGTTCTTTCTATAACGCCACTCTACTTTTGTATACGCAGGAAGGTAGGCGTCAAAGTGACCGTCTCCTTTTTCGTTCGGTTCAACGACTGGCGCACCACTTCGATAAACTTTGCAATCGTCTGCTTCAAGCGCTTCTTCCAATAGATCGAACCACCATTCATCATATTCTTCCACATTCGCATAAAAGTCGCTTGCCTTCATTAGTTCTGTTTTAGAGAACAAGCTTTCAAATGCGCCGTAGAGCTTCAAGCTCATGTTCTTGTATTTATTCTTTCCGCTAAACTGCCCATGAACCGAATTATAGCTGATTTTTGCGTATGAAGCCATGTCCTTTTTATTGAACCCTACTTTTTCCATTTGGTGTTTTGCGATTTTTAAATTGATTGTCATTTTGCATTCTCCTCATAATATAGTATAATTCTGGTAGTTGATTAAGGGGAGCCACCACTTTGGATGGCTCTCTTTTTTTATGCGTTTTTCATTTCTAATAATTCAGAAATTGCTTCAGATGCTTCTTGTTTAGTTGTTCCGTAAGTTCCTTCTTCTAAAATATGTCCGTTTTGTCTTAATACAATAGAGAATTCTTTTTCGCTCAATTTAGCTTCAAGCTCCTTTAATAACTTTTCAATGAACCAGATTTGTTTGCTTGTAGCCATTCCTTTAAGGTTTTTGAATTCTTTCTTTTGTGCTGCTTTCTTTTCTTGAGTTCCTTCAAATTCTCTTTTGATTGCCCAAGCTTTTTTCATTGATTCTGCAATGTAGTCTTTTGGAGATCCACCAAATTTAGCGGCTCCCTCTTTAGCGATTTTCCAAGCGTTTGTCATTAGTACTGATTTAGTCATTTTTTTCATTTTGAATTTTCCTCTCTGTTTTTGTGATTTGTTAACTTTCTATATTTATATTATATCTAATATTAGATACATAATCAAGTGTTTTATCTAAAATTAGATAAAATAATTTAATGTGACACATTTCAGACACAATTATGTAGGCAAATAAAAAAAGACCCCTACCAATTAAGGTAGAGGTCAACTTTATATCGTAGAATTTTAGAAAACAACTATATTTGGGTTAGATTAATTGATTGACTCGTCTTTGTACAGCTGCCGGATCATACCCTGCTGCTCTTAATCGTTCAGCACGTTGAGGATTGTTGCCCCAACCACCTTGACCGTTAATGATTTCTCTGGCTACTTCGTCGACTGACTTTTTCGGCGTTGGTTGAGTAGCACCTACCAGTTCATTCACTCGAGCACGAACCTTCTCGTATTCCGATTGACTGATCCCTAGCGATTTACGTCTGGTTTCGTGACCATTCCCGTGCTTGCCGTCTATCACCTCTTTGGCCATTTGATCAATTGATTTAGACGGCGCAGCAGTAGAGCTTCCGCTTCCTGACAGACGGTTTACTTCTGCTCTTACTTGTTCATACTCAGCCTGACTGATGCCGAGTGATTTTCTGCGGTTCTCATGCCCGTTTCCATGTTTTCCTGCTATGACTTCTTTTGCCATTTCATTGACTGATTTTTTGGCAGGTTTAGCAGGAGATGTTGCACTGGTAGCGTTCAGAATCTCATTCACTTTGGCTTGAACCTCGTTATATCGGCTACCTAATGCCTGTTTCCGTGCTTCTCCATTCCCATGTTCACCTGCAATAACCTCGTGAGCCAACTGTTCGACAGATTTAGCCGCAATAGAATCTTGTTGATTCGTATTGGCAATGTCTGTTGGTTTTGTTGCAGGTTTTTCGTTGTTTGTCTCTCCGACGATGACCTCCACGATTTTCTTCGCATACTCCTCTACTTGCCCAGTTAGTATTTTCGCTTCGCGTTCGTTGGTACAGAATCCAAGCTCCAGTAGCCGATAGGTAATTTTCGCATTGCGTGCACGGTTCGCATTTCCTAAATCGCTGCGTCCGCTAATTCCAGCATGTCCTCTGTGCGTGAATCGGGTAGAGCCGATCATCTCTTTGATGACATCTCTGTATTTTAAATCTAACGCATCAGGAGAGTAATCAGCATGGATAATGACATGCCCGCCACTTGCTGTCGCATTAAAGGCGTCAAAGTGGAATTCCGTCACTTCATCTGCATTGTATTCTTGTACTATTTTGACCAAATCACCGTGACTTACCACAGAACGCTTATCATAAAAGACGACATTATGACCCTTTGGCAAAAATTTCTTCATCGCTGGAAAGAAGTCTTCCTTGAAATATTTGTGCTCGCCTTTCGTGATAAATCCTGTAGCACCTGGATCAAAGTTGCCATTTGCTAGTGTGCCATGTCCAGCTATACATAAATGTGTTTTAGTCATTTAACTCTTCCTCCTCTGAATTGTCATGCGATAGTTGTTTGTACACCTGATTTCCATAAACCGCCGCTCCAGTTAAAAGCACAGCCTGGATAATATTCTGCACCGTAAATCCACCCAGCAGCCACGGTGTCATGATGATACTGACAAGCAACAGCAGCACGGGTATCCATTTGTTATCTAATACTTCCACGTCCTTGATAATCTGACCCAGCGCTAATAGGACGGGTATCATGATCAGTCCTTCGCCAACAATGTAGTCTAATAATTCCATATCTATCCCACTTTCTTATCGATTTTGTTATTAATCTTGTCTAAATCAGTGCGTATATATTTGTAATGTGTTTTGATCTCCTTCAACTCATAATCATGCCTATTAAGAATAACTCTTAAGTCCTTTCGGTCCTCTTTGGATTCCTTCATGGCTTCTTTTAAATCGTTGACTGAGTAACTAAACTGATTGATGCTGCTCGAAAATTTCCAGAGCACGCTGATAATGCCTATCGCCGTAGCGATCAACGGCAAATCTAGATTAATCACACTTCTGCCACCTTTCTACTGCTTGAATGTTATACCATCTTAATCATCGTGTCATACTCCCTGTATCCTTCTTCGCCGTATAAACCGGCTACGTACATCATATTTGTATTGTTGTCTAAGCGGTCAATCGTATTCGGTCTAAATAACTTCAGCGAATCGCTTTTCTCGATTAGACTAACAGCTCCAGATGTTAAATTACGGCTTTCCATGACCCACGATTCACTATCAACATCATATCTTGATACGTACACAAAGGAACTACCTGAACCTCCGCCAAAAGCAGCTCCTCCATAATAGTGACTTCCAGACGCTCCGATCACACGTCCAGCTTCAACAATAAACCTCTCTGTGTAAACTCCGCCCGAGAATGTTAAGCATTTGTATACTCCATCATCATTATCCGTGAATTCACAGATTAACAGCGACCCGTCTCTGGCTACATCCAGCAAACGCACTTTTTTTCCGGAGTCTTGTGTATCATAAGCTTTGTTCAAGTTATTCACATTTATTCCGCTAAAGCCGCTATCAAACACGTTTCCAATAGAATTTCCATCTACATTTATGGTTCCTTCTTGGGCGGTTGGCGCTGATCCGTTTGATGGCATCATCCGAATATAAGCAGAATAGATTTCATTTTCTTCTCTGGCCGCGTGTTTCGTAATAGCAAATCGAAGCAGCCCTTCCTGATTTTTTATTTTCATGTAGGCTTGATTGCCTTCTCCCAAATCAACGAACTTTTTGTTCAATACCCAATCGTTTACATTCAAATCATAAACCAGCACGTTCCACGCGGTCAGCCCTACTCTGCAAACCAGCCAAATACGACGTGTGTCCGATTGCCAAGCGGCTTGTACATAATTAACACGATCGGGGAAGGTTACCGTCCGTGTGTCCTGGAAGTCGATCTTTGTTTCGTCTTCTCTGTTCGATCGTTGAAAACGGAATCTCAAGATATTGTTATTTCCGTGTTCTGTATAAAAAGCGCGAATTAAGCCATCGCAATTGATGATACAGGGCGCGTTATGATCATCAACGGCAGCATTCATAAGCCCCACTTTGTCTAGCACCTTTTTGCTGGGGGAATGATACAATTCAACATAAATTTGCCCTTGATTGTCTACTCCGCCAATATAAAACTGGTAGCGATTGGCATCATACGAAGCGAGTGGGTACGTCCACCACGAGTTAATCGCATTTGCAGAACCACGATTCCCGGACAAAATCAACCCCCTTTGCCGACTCAATTCTGCTGTTTCCTTTAGCTGTTTCAGTTCACCGGAAAACGTTTGTTGTAACGCTGATAGATCCTCCGTTAGATCATCAAGGTCATTCCCTAAAATGTCTCGTTCGTTTGTTAGTCTGGCATCTAAGCTATCGTATTCTCCACGAGCTGCGATGATTTCCGGATCCTTATTCGGGTCGCTGTCCCACTCCATATTGATTTGTTGCCAAGACTCCCATATATCCATCGCTGTTTCTGACGCTTCTTTCGAGTAAGCGCCCGCTAATTCTCCAGCCCGTGCAAGGGATTCTCTTACATCCCTGCCGTGCATCTTCTGCCTGACTTGATTGGAATAATTAAGAATTTCTTTAGGTACGTCCTTTTGGTTATATTCCGGTTCTGTTGGCGATATTGGATTCGGGTCTCTGTAGTCTGTCATTGATTCATCTCCTTTAACTCATAAATGTCTTTGTCTTCTGGTGCGATTGACCAATCATAGGCAAACGGGGATTTTCTGAGTGAAATCAAGCGATTGTCGTTCATAGCTTCAATCCCGCTCACGTGATCCGGTCTAAAGGACACGGTTACGACTCCCGTTTCATCTGTTGTCATAGATCGGGGTTCATTGACTCGTACACCATTCGTGTCAGAGCTCGGCCTAACAGACGGCACGTGAAAAAATAAGTCATACAGCCCATTTACTGGCCTTGCTGGAATCGTGGTGTATATCGTATAGAGCTTATTTGGTTCTAGTTGGATGTCAACAGAACGGGTTGAGGAATCGAATTCATTCACCCGCATTCTTTCCGATAGATTTTTGACATAAAATACATTCGGCCGGCCTAGATCCAAAATATGATTGAGCTTCCTAGCCTGTAAATTTACTCGTTCCTGTTGTTCTGGTGTTAGATACATCAGTTTCCTCCTTCCCTCAAACTGTCCAAAAACGCCTTATCCTCCGCACTCATCAAGCCGTCTGTCAATGGCGTCGCTGGTCCATACGTCGGGATGTTACCGATGTCAATCACGATTTGGTCGATGATGGTGTTCAGCAGTACCAGATTCTGGGCAATGCTTTCCATCTCTTCCGGCAAATTCTCAAAATCAACTTTTTCCAGCTCTTGTTGGATTTCTCTGAGTTGGAGTTGCGCTTGGGCGTTTTGTCGGGATATCGCCACTGCGCGATTTTCTAGGTCAATAATTTTAGTATTGTTTTTATTTACTTGGACTTGGTATTGCGATAGGGTCCGGTACTTCTCTCCAATCGTCAGACGGTGTTTTTGAGGGTTTTCTGAGTCAATCTGTACACCAATGACTTGTAAGGTCTCTTGAATGTCCAATGCTTCAAACGGGTAACGGTCGCCCACTTTGAAAGAGTCGAAACTCATGTCAATTAAATCTAAATTCAAAGCATTGACATCGTAGGACACTCTCGCTGCTCGTTGATTCTGCAAAAACTCACTTGCTCTTAACGGTAAGAAAGACGGTTCATTTATATCATCAAAAATGATTGTCCCTTCAATCAACCCGAATTCTTCAATCAATTCTGGATCATCGAAGTAGTCAATACCATTATTAACTGACTTGGCGTCTATTCGTGGCATGCTTGCATCGGCCGTCTCGCCCTCTTCTGCTTCGATACGTGCGCCTAAAGGAATGACACGGGTAATTAGTCCAGTCGGGTCAATATCCTGTCTAAAGTCCTGTAAATTGCTTCTAAGCTGTATCGGTGTCGTACGTTCTTCTCCGACTTCTGCCAGGTAGTCAATATACGTGCCATCAGATTCTTCACGCAAGACTAAATAGCCGCCTAATCGATCAATGAGATTGTCTTTGATTTCAGCAAACGTATCTTCATACCCGACAAATCGGTACACATTATCTGTATTGTTCGTTACTGTCACGTTCCCCACTTTGAACCGCTTGTGTGGAGGCATTTGTGAATTGTGGAACTCGATCAAATAGGTGAAGAATTCTGCGATTGTCGTATCTTGAAACTTCGCATAACGCTGTCTTGAATCATGTAAGTAAGCCAGTTTATCTTCGCACTCATACCGTAACGTGAACAACCCGCCATCAGACATTTGTTGAGTGGGCTTTAAGACTCTACCGTCAAATAACACCTCTCCATTCCGTACATTCTCGACTTTTATGAGTGTATTATACGGCTTTAGCATCTGAAATGCTGGATTAGCCATATTCACATCTAAAGTCATGCTGTCGATGCCTTCTAGCACCTTGTCAATCGTAAATTTCACTTTTAAATCATTGACAAAAGGAGAGTGGATAACCACTCCCTCTGTGTCTCTGTAATCTTCATAAGCTGTAACGAGGTACATTAAATCAACTCCTTATAAAAGTGGAAAGACACAGTGCCTTGTCCATTTAATGTGAGTTGGTTTTCTCCCGGCATTAACCTGAATCCAATGTTTTTAAACGTTGAATTATTAATCGCAACTTGTCGCTGTCCGTTAGATACAGTCACTTCTCCACTTACAGTGATTTCTGGAACAACTGACGGCACACCGACATTATAGAGTGTGATTGTTCGACTGCCATTTACTTCATACTCAATGTCTTGTGCGATATCTAAGTCGAAATTAAATATGTCCCAGATGTCGTTACCTTCCGGCTCATTCGCTATCTTGAACGGGTAGCAGTCGAAGGTAATCGTCACAATCAATCGTCCGTAAACATGGTCATCATCCGTCGATACACCTACACATTTGCCTAAATAGTGATAATTAGCATCGTAAGTATCTTCCAGTTTAATGACACCATGCTTCATCAATCTGTTTTCAAGTACCGTCTGATTATGCTTTCGGTAATCTCTATCCCGTTCGTAAATGTGAAAGGTGTAGGTGATGGGTCTGTTTTGATAACTATCCTCGCCTAATATTCGACTGAAGTCATACACGCCATTTTTGAAAGCAACTGATTCGACTATCTCATTTTTAGAGGGAGTAGGGGCAGAGCGACTAATCAGCCACATGTTTAATGCCTTGCTGTCAAAGTCGCCGAATGTGATTCCTTCTGTTATTGTATTTATAACATCAACACCGTTTGTAATATCCATTATCTGCCCCACCTTTCGACTAGTTGTGTTTTATCTGCACCTGCTCGGTCATATTGTGGATACGTTGCACCGACTAACTCGCCGGAATCAAGCACAATCACGTTATTTTTGTTCAGTAACTGTTCCATCAAGGTTTCCATTCGGTTATTACCAGAAAGCGTCTTATTATTCATCGAGTGTGTCGCATGTGCGTTCACATCAAAGGCGCTTCCGCTTAACACGCTACTCATGGCTTTGTCTATCTCGTTTTCACCGTTATAGATACCTTTAGCTATTTGCTCGGTAATACCGTTCTTGTGAATGTCAGCTAATGGTGATGATTTATCTTTTGGTGGAGAGAACGGCAGTAAGTCTCTTGCCTTCTGCATGACACCTTTAACCGCACCGGTGACTTTGCTGATTGCTCCGGTTATTCCTTCAGCAATATTGCTCATGATGTTCGCTCCAGCTTCTTTGAACTTACCAAAGAAGTTAACAACGGCATCATAAGCAGCTTGAATACCACTTGTGACGGCTTCAGCCACTCTGGATATGCTTTTCGTTACGGCTGTAACAATCGCATCCCAAATACGCTGGAATGTATCCCGAATGCTTCCTAAGATGCTGCTGACCGTTTCTCTTATAGACGACAATGTGCTGGAAATAATGCTTTTTATCGTTTCAAGGACAATGCTGACATGGCGTTTAATGCCATCCCACAACGAAGTCCATATCTGTGTTAAGCCGGCTTTGATACCTTCAAAATCGCCATTTAACACACCAGCGAATACTTGAATGACACCCATAATTACACCGACCGTGGTTTCAATAACATTAGCAATGACTTTCCATGTGAGTTCAATTAAAGTTCGGATATATGGCATAACAGTATCAATTATGTTTTGAATGATAGTAAATGCATTCTCAATAGCAGACATAATTGACTCGCCGTGTTCACTCCAGAACTCAGTCAAACTAGATAGCTGTTCTTTCATAAATGGCACAATATAACCAATAACTGTTTCGATAATCTCTTGCACATATCCCATTGCATGTCGAACGGTTTCCCAAATGCCCATAAATACCGTAGTGGCATTCTCCAAAATAGCTGCGCCATGTTCATTCCAAAAATTAGTAATAGCTGTCCAGATGTCTTGAATCTTCGTCCAGACAAGCTCCATTTTCTCCTGAACAACACTTGCAATATTGGCGAAGTTCTCTTCGTTCGATGACCGGAAGTCATTAAACCAGCCGATCACGTCTTGTACTACACCGATAACGGTTCTCAATACATCTTTAACTACGCCGAATATCGTCTGGAATGTTTCTCGAATAGCCGGCAGATTGTCTATAACCCACGCTAACATCTCGTTGAATATCGGTAGGACTTCCGCACCAATTTCTGCAACGATACCGCCTAATGCGCGTTTAGCTGTATCCATTGCATCGGTAAACTTAACACCAGCTTCAATCGCTGTTTCGTCCATGACCATGCCATATTCGTGCGCCATTTTAGCCGCTTCTTCAAGCGATAGTGACCCGTCTTGCAAAGCCGGCATCAAGTCTCGCGCTAATTTTGTACCGAATAACTCACTTGCCATCGCCGATTTGGTCGCTTCGTCCTCAATTTCGGATAGCGATTGAATCGTTTCGGTAAGTACGTCTTCGGTACTGCGCATGTTGCCCTCGGTATCTTTGATTGATACACCTAGACTTTCAAAGCCTTTAGCATATTTTTCATTGCCTTGTCCAGCCAAACCGATACGTTGGTTCAATCGCCCGACTGCTCGTTCCATTGTGCCTTGTGATATACCGTTTTGCGAAGCCCAATAGTCCAACTCTTGATAAGCGTCTGTGGATACACCGATTCTCTTACTTGCTTTGTCTACGTTATCGGCTGCAGCGGCTGTCTTAACACCGGCTGTCACTAAAGCCGTACCCATTGCTACTGCACCAGCCGCTACGGCAGCACCTGCGGCTTTCATCGCCGTACCGACTTTTCCGCTGAACCCGCCAGCTTTTTTCTCAGCATCTCCAAACACTTTACTGAAGTTCTTATCTGTTGCTTTTAATATGGCTTCCACACTGAAGCTCTGAGCCATATAGTACCTCCTTTCTAAAGGCTGTACGTCCGAGTCATCATATCAATCACCTTTTTATTCATTTTAGGCGGTGACGGCTCGGTAATACGCTTAATTTCTTTCTCGTAATCATAAAAGTCCTGAAACGTCTTATAAATGGGAACGGTTTTCTTACCCCGTTGTTTCGTACCGGTCACCACGTGATTTAAGAATGCTTGCATGTGCATGTCCCGTTCTTTGTCTATGCGTCTAAGACTATAAGCATACATCTCATACGAATATTCTCTTAATGTCATACATTCGGCTTCATGCAACGAATACCCAAAGTAGCGCATCGCATTCAGCTGCAATTCTTCTAAATCTATTCGCTCTCGTTTGGTAGGTTGTTCTCCAGAGCGTTCCAGTCCTTTTTTGTTCGGTTGCTCTCTCTCAATTGTTCCTCAAAGGCTTCAAACAACCATTCGATGTCCTCTTCTTGGTCGAGGAAGTCATCAATCTGATCATATGTCGGTTTAAAGTTCTTATTCGTGCGACTGGCTGCGTAAATTGCCAGGCTCAATGCCGACACACTCCGCATCGCAAAGTTGACGAACAATTGATTTAAACCAAAATCAACATACCCACCTTCGACTTCTAGTTGATAGACTTTATCTAACTCTTTCAGAAAACGCGTGCCTGTGGTTAAAACAACTGTTTTCCCGCTTATCGTCAGTTCCATTCTGTTCACTCCTTAAATTTGTATAAAAAAAGAGGGAGAAATTATTCTCCCGCTGTTGGTTGTTCCTCTGCTATCTCTTGTTCAGTTAGCTCAACAATCTCTAAGAGCGCTGGTGATACGTCAACGTCCATCTCAATCGGTTTCCCGTCAATTTGCAGTTCGATAGAGTATTCAACATTACCGTCAGATGGATTGCCGCCTTCGATACTGTTGATGTACGTTTTTGCGCGTGTGGACGGAACAGTTTCTCCATCCAAGTCCGTCACGTCAATCTCCCACAACTCGATACGGTCTGGATTGTCGCTTCTCACTTGTGAGCGCAAGCCCTTCAAATGGTCGTCTCCAACTTTCTGTAATGCTGTAATAGAGAACGTACCTTCATACTCGCCCGGCGACAATACTGTTCCGTCTTTGGTTGGTGTGGATTCAAAGTCGCGCGACTCACTAAAGCTATGCTCTGTCTGATACGGTAAGCGCCAAGCGTCACTTGCTTCACCTTCGATTCTGAATAACAGAATCTTGTGCTTGCCATGTACTGGTTTGTCCATTATTAACCTCCTAATAGTCTATATTTAAATCAATAATTCCATGCATGAGCGGCGTGTTCGTTGTGTTATCAGTCAACATCTGAGTGCTGATAACTTCACCACGCACACCAAATTCACGAATGACCGCTTGTTCGATGGCATACATCATGCTTGTAATATCGCCACGTCTGCGCCAATCGTTGCCCCACACATGCACGGTTATCTGCGTTTGTTTGTCTAATGTGTCTTTATTCGTTTGCTCTTGCTGTTTAAATTGCTCGCCGATATGCACGAACGGGTAGGTTGTGCCGTCTGGTGGAATGTAGCTGTAAACGTCATATCCTAATCCTATAATCAATGCATACACGCGATTAAATACCTGTTGGTCTGGTGACATATATTCACCTCATTAATTTCTGTAAGTCACTACGGAATCGGTTGACTTGGTCGTTGAAACTTGGCCTCATGAAAGGTTGACTTGGAGAAAATCTGGTTCCATATTCTACGTACAATATTGTTATCGCAAAGGCTTTTTATCCTCTGCTTCTTACAGTCACCTGTAAGTTCGGCATACATTTTCATCGTTAAACGATGTCGGTCACTCGTGGGGATAGTATATTCTACACTTTTTGCGCAAACAAAAAGCATAGGTTCAATCCCTATGCTCTACGGTGTCAGGAGTGTTTTAATACCCCCGATTACCTCGGTATTTTCTTATTGTTCAAGTTCTCGGAATAAATAAGGCGGTCGTTGACCTTTGTTGTACCTTTCCATAATTGTTTTTGGTTTAAAACCTAACTCTTTCGCCCATTGAGTGGCGTTTTGTCTTTTACCTTCCCACTCAATCCATATAGTGCTTCTGCGGTTGTTAGCTTGTTCAGACCAAGGAATCCATGTGCAGTTATCAGGTTCGTAATTACCGTTTACGTCAATTCTTTCTATTGTCAAACTTTCGTCATAACCATTCGACTTAGCCCAATCTCTGAAAGATTCATAACTGTTGAACCAATCGTCGCACATCTTTATTCCTCTTCCGCCGTATCGCCCATAAGATTTGTTGTTAGGGTTGGAAACTCTGGCTTTTATACCTAACCAAGTGTCGTGTAAATGTGTATGGCTTTCTTTGTGCCTGTGGTACTTTGTTAGGTTTTCTCGGTCTTGTTCTTTCTTCAGGCAACCGCAAGACTGGACGTTGCCACTCTTCAAAGAATCCGATCTAACTAAATGCTCATTCCCACAAATACACTTGCAAACCCAGAAAGATTTTCTCCCACTTTTCTTAGGAGACAAACCAACAACCGTCAACCTTCCGTATTTATTCCCTGTTAAATCATTGAACCCATTACCTTTTCTTTCGCTAGTGTTTATTACATCGTAATCCATTGACATAACCACCTTTCGTTACGTCAATTATACCACGTTCCAAACTCGAAAGAAAGGCTTAACAATAAGATTTCCACCGATTTTGACCGATTCTCAAACGCTATTATTAGCGCTTCGGGCTACGTGTAGCAACCCGCATACTCGGCTGTCGGATAAACATGTGCTTCCATGCCGTCATTTTGAATATCGATCGTGATTGACCGCTTCATAAATCCTGTATCAACTGGTGCATTCCTCATGGCTTTCTGGTGCATCTCTGCGCCATTCGCTTTGACGGCTTGTTTGATGGCTGTCATGTCCATATTCTTGCGCAAGCCCTTCTGTAGAGCTTCTAGCCCATCAATCTTTACTTTAGCCACTACACACCACTCACTTCAAAGGTCATTTTGTGCCTGTACGCTCGTTTTCGGTCTATCTGGTATGATTCACCGTCAATAATTAAATAGTCGACAGGCTCGTTATATTGAGCGTTTAAACGCACTGTTTTCGCTCGTTGTTTAATGCCGCCATAGAGTAAGTTCATGCGTTCGTCGCCTGTGTCAGTCACTAGACACCAGATAGGCGTTTCCTTCGGCTTCTCTGGGATATAATTGCCTGTCGTCGGGTCGAATTCGTCTTTGCCTTCTTTAACAAAGGTCACGAGTGTGTCTGCTCTCATAGAAAACGCACCACCCCTCGTTTAGCATCCGTAACACCATGTATATACTCACTGATTTCACGTTCGAATAACCGTAAGTCTGTATCGCCGTAGGTCGCAGAATGCCCGTCCATGCTCTCAGACTGCATGCCTTCACTGCCTAGACGGTTGAATCGCATGATTGTCAGTTCTTCGATGATGTATTCCAGTTCTTCCGGAACAACTAATACCGATGGAAGCGAACGTTTAAGTCTGTTCAGTAGTTTTTGTTCGGTTTTACTGTATAAAATGTCCACTCGCTCATCATCTGCACCGAGTAGAATTTTCACTTCTTGCAGTGACATCTAATCACCCGCTTCTTTTTCTGCCTTTTCTGCTTCGGCTTTCCCCTGTACTTTTTCGCCATTGGATAATTCGTACCATCCACCGCCAGTGTGTTTCGGGAAGTCAGAAAAAGCCGGCTCGTTATGAACCGGCTTCTCTACGTTCTTCTGTTTGTGTCGCCTTAGTAGTAAACTCATTTAGTTCACTCCTTATCCTGCTGCGGCTGCTTTAACCACTTTAGATGCGTCGTATAGATAAGCTGCATAGTGTTCATCCGCAGTAATGATAGTTGTCTTAGTCACAATGTCACGGTCTGCTTCAACTTCAACTGCACGTTTGCGGACAAGGGACAGTGCGCCTTGTTTGATCAGATAGAATTTGCCTGCGTCTACTTTGTTAGATCGTACAATCTGAACACCTAATACTTCGCCATATGTGCCGTTGACAATACGGTTAGCGCCAAGTTCAGAGCCTTGTAGGAAGTTCTGCCCAGCGTCCAAACGTAGTTTAGCTGCGTCAGCTGGGTTAAGGACGATTACTTTAGGCTCATCGTCTTCATCAGCAAATACATCGAGTGCTGCTTGTAGGGATTCAACAGAATCAACAGACGGTGCTGTTTGAGTCGCTTCATCAGCCGCAGCCAAGAAGTCGTTGTCAATCTTGTTCGCAATCGCCATTAACAGTTGACGGTTCGCTTCTCCAATTGGATCGCCTAGACCAGACAGGACAGCTTCATCAGTGATTTCCACACCTTTAGCAGCCTTTTTGATTTCGACTTCTTTTTCAGATGTCGCCATTTGGTCTAGTGGGATTGGTGCACCTTCAGCGACTTCTGTTGCGTCTCCGATGTAAGACCACGCCGGGAAAGTCAGTTTGCTTCCTGGTCGCCCTTGTAAGTCAGTGTTTACATTCGCCAGTGGAGTGAAACGCAGTGCGTTCTCCAGTTCAGCAGATAGCATATCCGCCATTACCTGTGGGTCGATCATGTTTTGAAGTTTCGTTTGCATATTTTTTTGCTCCTTTTAATTTATGTTTTTTTTAAATCGTCTTACTAGTGTCATATAACTACAATCAAAATCTTTAGCTACGCTTCTATAAGATTCCCCACTGTCAAGACGTCTTTTTATGTCTTGAGCATCTTTTTCGGAGAACTCTTTCCTTTTTGCTTTAGATATTTTTTCTTTAGTTATATCGTTCATTTTTTTGCCTTTTTTAGCATCAGACATCTTACGCTTGGCTTCCTCAGTGTGGACACGCCCAATACTTTTAGCTCTTATTTTTTCAACGGTTTCTTCAGAAGGTTTCTTGCCTTTTCTTGCTAAAGACATCTTACGTTTAGATTCTTCGGTGTGTTTACCTCTGAACCCTTTAGCGCTCATTTTCATATTCGCTACAGTTTCCATAGGGAGTTTCTTGCCTTTTTTGATTAAAGACATTTTCAACCTTGATTCTTCGGTGTGTTTTCTACCTAAAAAACTAGTGAAACCACTCTCTCCACCGACGGTTAGGTTATAGCCTTCTGTATAAGTTTTGTGTTGATTGATAAGATTCATTTCTTTGTCCATCAAGTCAGAAACATTATCACACCGTTCTAGAATGCTGAAAACAAAACATCCTTCCCCGTATTTGTTCCAAGCGTTCTGCAACTTAGGGTTAATATGCTTGTTGTGTCTTAAGTCAAACTTGTGCCTTCTAATTCTTCTTTTGATGTCAATCGACTGCCCTATATACTTTTTACCGTTAGTTGTATTCTCTATACAATAGATGCCTAACATAATTATCACCTCATGTATATTGTAACACACCTAACCAGTTAAGTATATGTTTTATGTTGTGTATTGTGTATATAGATCAGGATAGTTTGCTTTAAATTGCAAACGTTCCATGTAAGTCATGCTGTTAAAATCTTCTTTCGTTGTGCCTTTGTCTTTTTGCGTGTTCACTTTAGGTGACGAAC